CGTTCTTGACGTTATGGCCGTAGCGGTCAATAAGATTAGGCATTTCCATCGGCGACCTGCTGACGGACGTTGGTCCTATACTCTTTGACATCACTACAGTTGCTACACACACTGATAACCAATACACTGCCCGTTGACTCATCGCCAATCGGGTCTAAACTATAATACCTGTGATAGGTCGGCTCACACTTCTTTTCGGGTACGGCCAACTTCTCAGACCTAAAGAATTCAATCTTGGTCCCAGACTTCGGGTAATTATTATCCACTCCCATCGGGTCCTCCTCCCAATCTGAGTTACAGCGCTTTCTTGATAGAAGCTTCCTCTGCCAGAGCCGAAGCCTTGAGCTGAGCAAGTTCTTTCAACGCAACCGCTTGATACCGATACACCGTGAAGCCTCCTGCGAAGAGACCCGCCACGAATGCAACTACAACTTGATGAAACATCTATCCTCCTATGAGCCGTATCCAACCTTCTTGTTTTCTGGTTTGAAGACTGGTTCGGCGTATAAACCTTTTGGACCGAGTTTGACGGCGGCAATGCCACCGGGATGTACTAGAGCCGCTTCATGGTCTCCGTGAAGCATCTCGCCAACTTGGTGAATAACTGAGCTATGAGCAATAACGAGACTAGGCAAACCTGTCTCCATGCCACGCTTGATTGCAAATTTGATAACGGGACTAACGCGGCCTCGGAACTCATTGAGAGACTCGCCCTTTGGTATTCGGACATCAGGGTTCGCTTGGTAGTGGTCAATTTCCCCCGCATGTTCTTCCTTGTTCATCCCGGTTAGATAACCTACGTTCCATGCTCGAAGCTTGCTAGTGTAATGAGGTTCAAGGTTACGGCTGTTCAGAACCGTCTCAGCAGTCTGCTGGACTCTTAACTTGTCTGAACCTATAATCTCACCGAACTCAGTGTTCCCCAAAAACTCTTTAGCGTCTATAGCATCTTGAGAGCCGTGGTCATCGAGAGGTGGGTTAGACTCACCTCTGAAAGCCCCAGTATCGTTGAGGGTCGTTGAGCCGTGTCGAAGAAAGAAAGCTAGTGTTTGGTCGGCCATAGAGGACCCGTTACGGGTGGAGCTGATTTTCGCGTTCTCGAAAGAGTTCGTACAGAAGATACATGAAGCCCATCCACATGCAAGGAACCTGAGCGGCATCGCCACCCCATTCCAAGAAGTCTCCGGGACTCGCTACGCCTTGGTGCCGAATCACAATCCAATCGCCAAGGAACTTGAGCTTGCTGGTAGGCAACATGCAATTGTGAATCGCAAGGCCTTCCATCGGCTTCTCTAGTTTCCAGCGCTGGTACTCTTCTGCCTGACAACCACCGGGCCACCGAACTGGCATCTGGCCGCCATTAGCTGCTATAACAACTGCATTCATAGCGAAGCCCGTCGTAAAACTAATTGACGGTCCCGCGAACAATAGTGTAGCAAGTAACAGCTTCCTGAGCCAAGTTTTCATTTACGTGTAGCTTTGGAGCTTGGCCCGCTTTTCGCGTTCCTCAACTGAGAGTTCTTTGAAACGCTTGCTGGCCCCTTTAAATTTTTGTGAGCACGCATACTGCATCGCGTTCAACAAGTGGTCATTGCGCTTTCGCGGCTTCTCTTTCGTCTGCCCCTTCTGCTCACCTTTCTGGAATCGGTCCCATGTGTAGTGGGATATTTCAAATTCAAAGTTTGGTAATCCTTCAGTGATGTACAACTTTGGATGCCTGCTATTAGGACTCAGAGTGGCGTTGATATACTCTCTAGATGCGAGTAATGCAAAGTCGTCAGAACCAATCTCAGGCAATCGTATGTCTTTAAGTCCGGCATCAATATAAAGTTGATGTCCGGTTTTGTGGGTTTCTGCGTTTCGCTGGCGTCCCCAATAGGGGTCGAGAATCCACCAATCAATGGGCTCTCCGCCGCAACGCATGAGAATGTTTTTGACATGTTCGGAAACTATGAGGTCTTTTTCATAATACTCTTTGTAAAGGTAGTAGTCGCCAGTAGGAGAAATTGCAATCCAAAGAGCGGCGGTAACACCAGTAGCAGCAGGGTCGATAGTAACAACCTTGGGCCAGAGGGCTGGGATGATAAAGTCTCTAACAATGTATGACTCTTTCTTCCAGCTAGGATACACGAGACCGCTACGCCGAACGAATTTTCCGTACAAGCGCGCGTCTTTTTCTGGGTCTCCGTCCAGCTTCTCCAACATCAACTTCTTTTCTTTGTCGGAGATGAACGGACTGTTTAAGGTTGACAGTTGGCAGAAGTGAAGAGATTCGTCCCCAGCCATCCAATCTTCATACAAATCGAACACCCAAGGAGTACGAACACCTGAGTCCATGTCCGTAAGCGGCGTAAGAGTGAGGAGGATTTTGCCTCCGCAATCCGACGTACGCATGTAGCATTCATCATAGATATCTTTTTCGCACTCTTCGTCAATCCAAACTAGGTCAACTGAAGCGCCCTGAAACTTTTCGCGTCCGGCATCGGCTGACTTGCCCGTGATAACCGAACCATTGGCAAAGAATACTTGATACTCTTTGTCAGAGAACTTAACGACTGAGCCGTCGTCCGGGAGGAAAGGCGGATGGTTCTTGCCATGCCTAAGCTTTTCGTACCAGAGCACGTCTCGAAGAACGTTGTAGTCCAGTCCGACAATCCAGACATTTCGAGGATGGTCTTCAGGTATGGGAAGGTCTTTAATCCATTCCCAGCTAGGCTCGTCTTTGAAATAAGACTTGCCAAGCGCCCAAGCACACGCGATGAAAGCTCCAAGAATGGTCTTACCACTCCGGTTCCCACCGAGTAATCCGAATACCTTAATGTCGTCTGTAAAATATGGAAGTGCAAGTTTCTGCTCGGACCATGGCTCAAAATACTTGATGAAGGACGTTTTACGCCGCTTCTCAGCAAGCAAGTCAAGCGCAGCAAGCCTCTCTTCCATTGGTAGCCTGTTTAGTTGCTCCAATGCTGCTGCAATCTTAGAATCCATGTTATCCGCCGATGATATATTCTGCTGTCGTGTTCGAACTGGAACCAGTCAAGCTGAGAGCTGTGATACCCGCTCCAGCAGCGACCTCGCAAAGGATAATCGCCGACCCCGGTTCAAGAGTAACAACAGGGTTCGTGCTGCCACCATTAGGTGTCCATGTCACGGTTAGTGTCTGGGTGCCATGGGTGTTCTTGATGTAGACGAACTGCGCTGGTGATACTGGCAATGAAATCGAAGTGGGCGAACTCCCGAAAGTTCCCTGCTGGACCTCGCTAAAAGCGGTCAAGCCCGTATTGGACAAGCTTGAGAGAGCCTTCTGCAACGCCACGGTTCCGCTTACCGAATCCGTAGCTTGGATATAACCCGAGAGTGAAATTGAGATAGACATTAGTTGATTTCGACACCCTTTTGCTTAGCGACTGTTTCTCTAATCGCGTTTAAGTCTTTGGCCGAGAGCTCGCCGAACACCGAAACCGTCTGTTCCGGTCCAACGAAGCCCGCAATCTTGGCGGCCTTGAAAATCGCATCGGCGGCCTTGGAGTGGTCGCCTTCTAGTTCTAGCTTCTCGGCTAGGAGGAGAAGCTTACCAATAGTAGATTCTTTCTTGAAGTTGGGGTCGGTGGCTAGCTTATTGAAGTACCTGAACCGAGTTTCCCAGAGTAGCCTGTTAAAGGACTTGCGCCGGAGGATGTTCTCACACTCTTGGCTAGTAACTTCCCGGTCAAGGTCCATGGCGGCTTGCTTGAGGGAGAGGCCGTGGACAACCATGAGGTTGACCGCCTCTAAATACCAATCCTCGATAATGTCCGGTCTAGCCATTTTTTAGATACACCCTCGGCCCTTGCGAAAGCGCGGTAGCACAATGCGTACGTGCTTTCACATATTATCCGTTTCAAAATGATATTTGGGGGAAAAATAGTTGAAAATAGTTTGATGGGACCCTAGCTCTGGACTAGAGGGTTACGGTAACTTTCGCCCGGGTAAAGAGGGACCCTTCTAGAGAAAAGGGGGTATGTCTTTGATAAGGAGGGGGTTAGGGAGATTTTGAGGTTAAGTTGTTCAGTTTGAGGGACTTACCGTTGTCCGTCTCGGCTGGAACTATATAAACAACCCCTTTAGAATCAATAAGCTACTCTAGGGCCTATTTGGGACCCATCTCGCTTGTAAGTGCTTTGTTATCAATACCTTCTGAATTTCAGAATCCCCGGAGAGGTGCACCATCTATCGCGCGAAAGGAACCCCTTCCCTAAAGCTCATATTATCAACAAGTTGTAAGCACGGGTCCTCCCCGTCAACTGCTAACTAACCTACCACCATGCCAGCGAATTTCTCTGAGGGGTGCAAGCGGCAAG